AATGAATCAAATAAATGTTACATCTAAGTCTGGGTACATTTTTTTGTTTGCAAGTCTAGGAAGAATTTTTCTTGCTTCGGCGTAAGGAAGGAATGGCTCAACTCTTACAAAACCCATGCCCGAATAAGGGGATACCCATTTAGCAATACTGTTTGCAACATAAATTCTTGGGAACTCGCTAAAGCTTCCAATCCAGATACAGCCCTCATCTATTGGGGTCTGCGAATTGAATCTCGTGCGCACAAATGGAAGAAATGCGCCTTCAGGTAAAGCACTCTGATCGTAGCTTGTATAAACTCCACCCCAAGCACGCATTTGAAGCTGAAAGTATCTGTCAGTAAATAACCCTGCAATCTCAAACTCTTTCATCGCATTACTTTCAATTTCTTCAAGCGACTCATAAATATCTTTGAATCTCGTTGTATAGCTTTTATTATTTGATAAGGCTTCTCTGCATAGATGCAATCTCTTTTTCACCTGACTCGCCGTTATTAAAAGCTCTCCTCGTTGCGAGTATTTCGCACAAAATCTCTTCGCTACTTTTCGTGTCATACCTTTCGACTTCACTCATGATTGGGCGCTTGGTCACAATAAACCCTTTCAGATACTGATGCAGCCCCCAGCAATAATCTTCTGCTTGCAAATTCCATAACCATTCAAGTATTTCAAATGATCTTCTTCTGCACCAATACCAATAAGTTCTAAACTTTCCAGCGTCTTCTTTTTTAGAAATCTGTGCAACATAGAAAGTTTCTTGACACAAAAACTCTTTTACGTTAGGCGCCCCAACACGAGTTATGTAGTAATAGTTGCACCAGCGATATTTAAGTTTTACATGCGCCTTCAGAACTTGAAAATAAAATCTGCGCCTCATGACATACAAAGCTTTTTGCTTCCATTCAATCGAAGCGCACTTTTTTATTTTCCCTCGCTGAAATGAATGACCCTGGGGGCGTAGCAGAATCCCGTGTTTGAATGCTGACTTCGTAGCCTTTGGCACAAATCTATTGCTCTCACGCAAGATTGTAAGTTACAATCGTCGCAAGCTTTAGGAGCTTCATGTCGTGCTTCCCTTCTTCTTCTGCGTGATTCTGCCCTGTGAGGCAGACAAAGCGAGCGACGAAAAAATCGTCTCTGGCCGCCTCATGCAACGAACCATCTCAGAAGCAGTCAGGGCGGTGGAGGAACTTTACCCGAGTGCGCTAGAAATCAGGGTCTACAAACAAAAAGCCCTGCAGCCGCTTTGAAATTCCCCGCCAGCGACAAAGAAAAAAAGCTCGTGCATCAAGCCATGCGCGAGCTGAAACAATCTCTTGCAAAATCAGCGCAGCTTGCTGAAAGTTTACTTTACATGTTAGACGAAAACTTTTTAGCTGTTACCGCTGAATACAGAAAAGAACTTCTGCCAGACATTGATCGAATTGGTGCAGCGATGTGGCAATTAAACATTCGCTTTTTCAGAACACTGACACAAAAAGAAAGAATCATTAAAAGCGAAAACGAAGCTGAATGAATCATGAATGACTCTGATCCGCTGACTTGTATTGACAGATGCTCCACTCCATCTTACACTTAAGAGGATCTATGCAAAAACCCTGTCATGGCTAGACGTGAGAGGCTGAGGTTCAAGCCGGGAGAGTTTGTGTTCGCCCGCTTCCACGGGGAGGAAGAGTTTGAAATTATCGAAGAGGTGATGTGTGATTCAATTCTCCCGCACTTCAAATGCAAAACATGGGGCGGGCGCAAAAATGATTACTGGGTATTTCCTCAAATTCACCTTTCTTCTAAATCAATTCAGACATTGATTCAAGAAGCAAATCACAAGCAACTCAAACTCGTCTAATTCAGAAACATGGCAACTTTTCTTTCTCGCAGGGAAGCTCAGGAACGCGCACGTCAAGAAAAAGAACAAAAGCGCAAAAACAAACTACGCCATAAAGATTTGATGTGGGCGGCTAAGCGTCGCTATCTTGATGACAACGAATGGTATGAGCTATTTGTTCTTGATCGCACATTTGGGCAATGGGGACCAGAACAGGCGGAATATGAATTTGGGGTGCTTGAAGAATTGCGTGAATTTTTCAAGCGTCATCAAGTTGGCAGTAAATGTCCGCACATGAACGCACTAGAAAAACACTTGGCGATGCACGCAGAAAAACAAGAAAATCAGGAAAAGCAAAAGAACAAGAAACTTGTTTACGCGCACCCTGATGAGAAGAAGCTTGCAGCTAGCAAGAGGTGAACTTCTAATTTGAAGCAGATTTGACTTTCGCTTGCCCGGCCAGTCGGTCGGGCTTCTTTGTGCCCTGTGGCCAGTGCGCCAGTTTGTACTACTGGCACATAGTACAGCGGCATCCAAAACGCACCACATCGCCAGGGCAGCAGGACTGGCGGTGGGAGGCGTTGACAGGCGGTGACAGGCAAGGTAAATTAAGCCGTCCGCATTTTTCCAATGCAGAAAATCACCATTCGCATTCCAGACGAACTGCTCGACAGGCTCGAAAAGAGCAAGGGCAATCACGAAAATCTTTCATCTTTCTGCCGTCTACTTTTTGAAAAAGGTCTGCGTATGCGCGAGATCGAGCAGGAAGCCATCAAAAAAGTTATCGGACTCAATCAATGACAAACGATCAATTGCGCACACTACAGAAAGCAGTAAACGACACAAGACTGAGCTGGCGAGCAAAAGGAATTCTCTTGGCCTGTGCCTTTAGTGGGGCTGAGGAGAGCTTCAGCAAAACCTGGATACTTGAGCACGGCAAGGAGGGGAGAGATGCAATCACAAGTGCGATGAAAGAACTCAGAGTTCTGGAATACATTGAGGAAGTGTTGATAAAAGAGGGGGCGACGGGACAAATAACTGGCAGAAGGTTTGCCGTAAAAACACAAGAGCAGCAGTTTGATTTCTAGTTATGGCGGAAATCGTTGGCAGGCACCCTTTCACGGGGTTGCCAAACTGGATCATCAGAAAACGTGCGACAGATGCAAAATGGCTCAGCTGCGCAGAAGTATCGGTTCTTCTGACGCTTCAGTTTTTTGCAAATGGCACAGGTGCTGATTCGTCAGTTTTCCCTAGTTACAACACAATCGCAAGTTACTCTGGTATTTCTCGGCGCTCTGCTATTGAGTGCATTGATTCGCTTATGAACAAAAGACTCGTCAAAAAAGAGATCAGAAAAAATGAAAATGGCAATCAATCCAATATCTACAAAATGATGATCTGGAATGATCAGGAGCCCGATCTTGTGGCCGGAGGTGGTGCAGGATCTGCACTAGGGATGGTGAACCAGCTGCACCAGGGTGGTGAACCAGCTGCACCAGGGGTAGTGCAGGATTTGCACCAGGGTGGTGCAGGATCTGCACCCGAACAAGAACCAATGAACAAGAAGAATCCAGAAGAACCCCCTATGCCCCCCGCGACCAAGCAGACGCCTGAGCCCTTGAATGGCGAAAGGCGGCCTGCACCTACCACGCCCAACCAAGGGAGGAGGAGGACGGGGAGGTTCGTAGCGAAGCCCAGCGATGTCCCCAGCACGCTCTCTGCGGTCGCTGAGGAGGTCTGCGAGTTCTTTAACAAGCACAAGGCCGGGCAGCACACGGAAAGGGCCTTCCAAGGGCTTCTGGATCAGCTCGCCCAGATCAATGAGGATGAATGCGGTGGCATCAACGCTGTTAAATCACAAATCGAGACCGCCATTACTGTTTCAAAAACAGGCGAGAAAAAGTGGCAGTCCATCTTGTATAAGAACTGGTGTCTTTACGGAAAACAAGAAACTGGCACAAGGCAAGAGCGCTTATACAAAATCCCGTCTACAGTCAACATGCAAACTCATCCATCGTATCGCCCACTCGTCGTTGATGAACCTGTCACTCAGCAAGTAGAGCAAGTTCGACCCATCGTTAATAGAGATGAAGAATTCTCTTTTTGACAAGCTCAATTTAGAGCGTGTCAACATTCAACTTCTGCAAGCAGAGATGAATGTCCTCGATTTAGAAGATCCAACCCTTTTAGACATTCTCGATGAACTCGCAATCATTCTCTCAGCAGGCAACGCTCGCAAATTCGATTCAGGTCTGGGATGAATCTCTATACGAAAGAATTTATCTTGGTTGGTGCTTGTCGCACCTTGACAGCAAGCTTCTACAAGAAGCTCTGTCGTTTGTCGATGAAACTTGGTTCTACAGCGAAAATAGAAAAGTAATCTACAGTAGCATTGTTCAAGTCGCACTTGAAGCAAGCGTTGAAAATGGGCTACGCATCAAGAAAGAGAAAGTCGCGGCGGTTGCGCGTTCGCTGACAAGTGAAGCTTCAGCCTGGGCGCGGCATTGCATTGAAGATTGCCTTGGGGCAGAGAAAGAAACCGTGCTTTCTATTGACTCACTGCAAGAAATCTGCATTTCTCAATGGCGCATCGTAAAAGCAAAGCCAGCTGTTGAGATGCTGCTGCTAGAGGCGGACAATCTTCTCGCTGCAAGAAATAGAAGAGAAGATCTACCTGTGCAAGTTGAGAGCATCTTACATGAAGCAGCAGAGACTTGGAGTAACTCAATTCATCAGGTCAACAAAAAGGGTGAGGTCACAGAATCTCAGTTCGTCGATGAGCTGCTCACCCCAATTGACGACAGCAATCCGACCGTCGCCCCATCCAGCATCGAGGCTTTCGACTCGCATCTGCTCGGAGGTGCTGCGATCAACTCCAACACGATCTGCGGGAAGTTGATCACGATTGCTGCTCGCCCAGGGGTCGGTAAAACAGCAGCTGCTGCGTCAATCGTGAAGGGAATTGCAAAAAACGGATACAAGTCAGTGTTTTACACGCTTGAAGTCCCAAAGCGTCAGATGCTGCAACGTCTGCTGTGCATTCACGACTTTGAGCATCAGCTTGAGAAAACAGGGCAGCTTGTGAACTGTATTCGTGTCAATCAGTTTGCGCGTAAATCGTTCAGCGCTGATCAACTTGATCGCATTGAAAACTATCGCGGGCACATCTCAAAGAACATTCAAATCTTTGACAGCTTCAGAGAGGTCGATCAGATTTCGGCGCATCTCACGATGCTCAAGAAGCGTGACCCATCTATCGCTATCGCCTGCGTCGATCACCTAGGCTTGCTCAAACTGCGCAACACAGAAAACACAGCCTATGCAATCGGCGAGCTAACAAGAAAACTGAAAGAGCTTGCAGTCAATCTTTCAATGGACATCATCTTGATGTGTCAGTTGAATCGTGAAGTTGAGAAGCGAAACAACAAACGCCCCGTGCTTAGCGACTTGAGAGATAGTGGGCGCATTGAAGAAGATAGTGACACAGTAATTGGGTTGTACCGCGATATTGAAAATGGATCGCAGGAGTTTGAATTTATTGCGTTGAAGAACAGACACAATGCGCTAGGCACAACGAAATGCACTTTTTATTTGCAGTACGGAACAGTTAAATGAATCATTCGTCACGACAGACTCCGTGCCCGTGTTGCTTCCGCGATGTTGATGATAAGTGCAGGTTTGAAAACGATCTAATTCTTTGTTATAACGGGGACAGCTTTCATCCGCCCGCGAATCTTGTTGTCGGCGACTGCATAAAGATTGGGAGATACGGATGGAGATTGCTGCGCATGAATGCGGGCTTCACCGCAAACTCGTTTTTATTTGTAAGATCAGACAGTGAATCGACCCTTACTTCGCTGCAGCGCAGAAAACTTAGGCGAGAGCAAAAGCCAATTGAGTGGAGGGCGGAATTTAGGCGAGTCAGAGATCTTGTGTATTGCTCGCTTTCGACGCCTCGATTTGATTTAATTGACAACGCTGATTTTCTTGAGTACAAGCACGCAACAGATCTCGCTCTTGCAAAAACAGAAAAACTTCTATCGCTGTTGTCGATGAATCGTCGTCGTGTTCATCTCAAGAAATACACGATTGTTGCGCTGGGCTACTGGCGAAAAATGTTAAGGTATCAGCAGCGAGACTTTGAATGTAGGGCAAAAAAGCTGAGTTTATGACAAACGCAAAGATTTCACCTGCGCCTAACTGGGTGTCAATTTTTACGCAACATGATTTGTTGAATGCGCCAGGCTATGTCGAAGCTTTTTTAGAGGCGCACGACACTTCGCTTCATTACGGGTGGGCGGTGATGACAACCCGAGGCATTGCCGTAATCAAAGTCACAGACTGGGAAGAGGCGAAAAAAACACAACCATTTCAATGGTTGAACACGCACCCCAAACAGCCTGCGTCAGTTGAAGAGACACTTGAGCTTGCGAAAGAGACGGCAAAGAAGCACTACAAGAACAGAGCACAGAAAGAAGAGCTATAATTTGCTTAGCTCGGCACGGACTGGAAATGTCTGGTCGCCGCCGGGTTCAGGTCCAGATCCCCCCGCGCTCTCACATGCTTGGGGTCTGGGTTTTCAGAGAGAGCCTCGGGTAAAACCGGGGCTCTTTCGCTTTCAGAAGTCATCCCAATTACTTTCTTTTCTTTTTTCAAATTCATCGAGCGTTACTTTTTCAAAATCAATCGGCGCAACAGGAATTTTCCTTGTTAAGTGCTTGTGAGATGAATTCTCTTCCGTACTTATCCCATTGATCTCACAATACTTTTCATGCCATTCCTGAATCATTCTTCTGTCAACAAAACCCTGCATTAAGTTTGCAATTGCTTGCACGCTCTCGCCTTTCTCAAAAAGCAAGTTGACGGTCACTCGCAGGATGCGATTGAGAGACGTGGAGGCGCGTGTGGACATTTTGCAGCGGATGGGTTGACAGGTTGCACGATCTGATGCTACCTTGCATCTGTTCAACACACAAGGCGGCATGTCCGTTCATCAGAAGCTCATGCAGGCGCGTATCGCGCTTCAGGGCAAAAAGCTCTCAAAAAGCGGTAAAAACAAATTTGCCGGCTACAATTACTTTGAACTTGGGGACTTCCTTCCTACTGTTCAAGAAATCTTTTTGTCGCTCGGAATCTCTGGTGTCGTCAGCTATGGCAAAGAAGAAGCCACGCTGACCATCACCGATTGCAGTAACCCCGACGACTGCATCGAGATCTCAAGCCCCATGTCCAGCGCTGCTCTCAAAGGGGCACACGAGATTCAAAACCTGGGCGCCGTGCAGACCTACCTACGTCGCTACCTCTGGGTGACGGCTATGGAGATCGTTGAACATGACGCCCTGGATGCCGTTCTGGGCAGCGACGCCGGCGCCTCGGCGCCCAAGTCAGCACCCAAGCCTACGGCGGCCCGTAAGCCTGTCGATGAGGCTCCTGGTGGTCTGCGGGCCAGTGAGGCGTTTGCCCCAACCTCAGTCAACGAAAAGCTTGAAACCAAGCTGATGGATTTGGGTATCACGCAGTATGGGATCAAGACCGTGCTTGCGATCACTGAATCTTTAAGCCTCGCTGAAATCCCTGAGAACAAAGCAACGGCGCTACTGAAGGCGGTTGGCAAGGATCACATCAAGATGTTTAATCAGGGCAAGAACAGTAAAGGCGCACAAATTATTCCTGAGCCCGTCAGCGACAAAGTAAGCACTAAGTCGATTGACGATCTTGCAAAAGCCGCTGA